CCTTGATGTATCCCAAGTGCATGTTATTTTTGCCTCTATCATGGCATCCCCCTAAAAAGGCAAATCAGAATCAAAGTCATCCGGCAAGGCAGGGGACGAATTGTCACCCCCCTTTTTATCCCATTCCTTTGCCTTTTTAAGCAAGAGCGTCATGGGTGGCGACCAAAGTTTTACCACGAATCCATCACCGTTACGCATGGGGAAGGCAACGCCAACCTTATTAAACGCGGTTTTCTTTTCCCCGTTTTTTTCGTAGTCCTCGGTGATTAGCAGGTCATATTTATCAGTCATTGGTTTCCTCGTTGGTTGGTTTTGATTAATCTTATGGCTCTCTTCCCTAATCCCAAAGGAATAGAAACCGCATCATTGATAGACCATCCCCTTGTAATTCTTTTAGCGGTTGGTCTGTATTTTAATCCGTGTCTCCTGCAATACTCTTTTAAGCACACGGTCTCATCACTATCTTTAATATAATTGCAAAATCTTCTATTAGCGGCTTGTGCATTTCTATCAGCCCAAATGCAGTTTTCTTTAGAGTAGGATTTATTGTTATCAACCCTTTCTAATGTTTGTCCCTTTTGCGGAAACCCCATGTCATTATAAAATGAATAAAAATTATGCCACGCCTCGTCTACTAAAATCCCGCGCCCGCCATAGTTTTGAAAGCTCTTATCGTTTTTGTTGTAGCATCTACCCTTCATTGCAGACCATATGTAATATAGCCTTTGCAATTGCGGATTGCTTCTGATAGATTTGTTTCCAGCCACGGCATGCTCCTTTGCTTGTGGTTAGGGCGGGCTAGCGCGACAACGCTAGTTCGCCCGAAAATAATACAATTGTAGCGCATTAGCAATATCTTTCTTTTAGCTCTTTAAGTTTTGTATCAAGTTCAAAAAGAAACTTGACCACCTCTTGTTCAATTTCCTTAATTGTGTCATCGCACCTAAAAACTCTCTTTATCTTTAATTGCATACTAGTGGGAACGCGGCAATCAAAAAGGGTATAATCGCACCATTGCCTTCCGGTGCAGGCCATTTGCCACTGCATTTGATAAATGTGCTTTTGTTCAATTTTTTCATTTAACAGAAAATCAATGTGATTCGCTGTGTTCTTGCACTTCACCTCTATCAGACCATCATCACCGATTAAACCATCAGGCGAGGCACCGGCCTCGGTGATTTCAGGGTGAAGCATAAACCCAACATTCACAACCTGATTTCCTGTTTCTAATTCATAGAAGGCCTTGGCTTGTGGTTCCGTATTGATTCCATGCAACATTGCCTCACTTTGATAAGTTTCAGTCGGTCTGCCGGTAAGTCGCTCAATGAGCAGGTCGCTCATGTAGTTATCACGGCTGGCAGAATAGCCTGACTTTGTGCGCGCCATAATCGCGTGAATCATAGAAGCGCCAACTTTGCCACATCTGGCCTGAAGCCATGCCTCGCGTTCTTCTGGTGTCATTACTGCCCCGATCTTTCTTTTAGCCTTGCAACAGCATTTTGGTATTGTGCAGGGGACAGGTCTGTTAGTTTTGATACATTATAGGCTTGAAGAAGTTTAGACTTGTCCATTTTTGCCGCTTCAAGCCATTCAACCAGACTGGCTTCTTGCTCTTTAGTCAGGCGCGCCGCGACTTCGTGTGTTGTTGAATCTGCGTCGTTATCCCCTTCCGTTGGAATGCAAAATGTTTGAAGGCAAGCATATTTATAAGCGGCAGACATGGCCTTGTTTGTGGATTTGTCACCAGAATCCATTGCTTCACCAATAACTGTAATGGTGTGCGTCGTGCCATCGTGCGACGAAACAAATGTATAATCCATAGTTAAAATGGTATAAAACAACGTCCCACCCTTGGCCGTGGTTTTTTCGCTTACGTCCCTTGCCGTGACTTTGGGCAAAATACAAAGGCCGTATTTGGCCAATTTGTTAGACAGGGCAGAATAAACATCGTCAATTCCACGAAAGTTATAACCTTGTTGCAGGTTTTTTTTGTCTTTAGATATTCCTTCTTTTGCTAGCTCACCGGTGATGGCTGCGATTAATTGATACACATTTCCAGTTATTTTTTGCTGTTCTTTTTCTTCTGTTTTTTGATCTGTCATGCCTGATTCTCCGTGTTGTTGGCTGTATTGATAATAACAATCTAGCCAGTATTGTCAACACAATAATTTTAATTATTGACAGAATCTTGGTAAATGTTATTTTGTAATGGCTAGGCTCGCTTTTTCATTCTCCGTGATCTGCACCACAGAGCCTAGCGCCTTTCCCCTATTTACTTTTTAACAGAATCATATAAATTAGCTGTTGGGGTGATTCTGGACTTCCAAATTGCCTCGCCATAATTTCCTGTGAGTTATGGTGACCCCTACAATTATCACAGGATGCGTTTGGAAGCGCATGGAGGCACAGGTGAAAAAACTACGATACACACGAGCAGTTATTCTGGCATGGCTCTCAAAAAACCCAGGATTCCACCCAAAGAGTGTTATAAAGTCCGCAACCGGATTTCACAAGAATTGCGTGAAAAAAGCACTTTATGAGCTTCTTCTTTTGGGATTGGTCGTAAAGGAAAAAACAGAGTCTTGCACCCTTTATTCATTTGGGGGTGCGCAATGAAATACTATAGTTTTCACATTGGCGACTACGCAAAGAAAACAGGTCACCTTACAGAATCAGAGGATTTGGCTTATAGGCGGCTTCTTGATTATTACTACGACAACGAACTTCCAATACAAAACGACCCAAAGGCAGTTGCACGACTGATTCGAATGGGAGATAAAACAGAAATTGTTGCATCTGTTTTGTCTGAATTTTTCTATCTGGGTGACGACAAGAACTGGCATCACAGCTACGCCGATAACCAGATTAGAACATACATTGCACAGAAAGAGGCTGGAGCACGTGGGGGGCGTTCTAAGAAAAACAATAGCTTAGTAACCCACCCTACTACCCCCCCTACAAATACCCTACAAGCAACCAGTAACCAAGAACCAGTAACCATAAACCATAAACCAATAACCAATAACCAGAGTTATATAAAACTAGCTAGGCCATTCACAGCCGAAGAGGTTAGGACAGCAAAGAAGGGGGAGGCGGGATATGACCCGCTTTTGATAGACTGCGATATTCTCCCTGACGGCTGGTATGATTTTGCCTATGAGGTTGGGCTAGACGATAAGGCTATTCTTGGAAAGTTTCGGTATATGCGGGACAGGAATCCGAAGCCATTATCGAGGGAACACTGGGTCAACATCGTAAGCTACAAGGGGGCTGGTCATGCAAAATCTATTTAACGAAGATGCTGAAAAATTGGTTTTGGGGGTTTTGTTGTCCGACAACGATTCGATAGACAGCGTTGCGGATATACTAAAATCAGAGCATTTTTATATCCCGATACACCAGAAGATTTATGACGCAATCAGATCTAGGGTTGTAAATCGGCAAAATGCTAGTGCTATGTCTCTTAGCCCATTTTTTTCTGACCCGTCAGAGCTTCCGCCTGATTACTTGCAAAGCTTGGCTGGTTCTTGCGCGACTTCGATAGGGGTTCGCGACACTGCCGAGATAATCATTGATTTTTTCAAACGCAGGAAAATACTGTTTGCTTGTGAGACAGCTGTAAAAGAAATTATTCCCGGTGCTTCGAGTTACGAGCTATCCTCCGATGCAATATCCGAATCACTTCAAGACACGCTTTACAGAATTTCGGAGAGTGCAGGCGCATTGAATGGGTTTGCGCCAGTTGAAGATGCAATTGATGAATTTTTGCAAGCAACCGAATCTGCTTACAAGTCAGAAAAGAAAATTATCGGTGTTCCAACTGGCATAATAAATCTTGACGAAAATCTTGGCGGCCTACATCCATCCGACTTGGTTATTTTGGCTGGTCGTCCCGGAATGGGCAAGACTGCCCTTGCTACAAACTTTGCCGTCAATGCCGTGAAGGATGGATATTCGGTCGGGTTCTTTTCTTTGGAAATGTCAAAATCCCAGCTATGGGGGAGAATTGTTGCGGCAGAGTGCAAGGTTCCTGCTGAGGATATGCGTAGGGGGATGATTAGTTCTGCTCAGATGGCTAGCATTGTTGAAACGTCTGGAAATATGAAAAAGCTTAGAATGTATGTTAACGACACGCCAGCTCAAAGCGTTTCGGCTGTTAGGGCGCAGGCCAAAAAGTTAAAGCGGCAGCGTGGTCTTGATTTGATAGTGATTGATTATTTACAGCTTATGTCCGGGGATAAAAGATCAGAAAATCGCGTCAATGAAGTTTCGGAGATTACTAGGGGGCTCAAATGCTTGGCGAAGGAATTAAACGTCCCTGTTTTGGCTCTTTCACAGCTTTCACGCCAGACGGAGACACGGGTAAATAAACGCCCACTTCTTGGTGATTTGCGCGAATCAGGTTCTATTGAGCAGGACGCGGACGTGGTGATGTTTGTTTTTCGCGAGGAATATTACCTGCAGGGGAACAAGCCTAGCATTGGCGCAGAGGAAACAGACGAAAGATACCGCAGGAGAGTTTCGGAGTGGGAAGATAAAATCAGCGCGTCCAGAGGGACAGCAGAAATCATCTTGGCCAAAAACCGTCACGGACCGATGGCGGATATTCAAACTGGCTTTGATGGCAAGTTCACAAGTTTCTACAACCTTCAACAACAAATTTACGGAGTCTAAGATGTACCCACACACAGCAGGATACGCCCCCGGGCGAGAAACCTCACAGGCAGCAGCCGAAACCGTCGATGCGGAAAGCCTGCTTGCCGAAGCCTTGGAGATTTTTAAATCAGGCTGGGAAGGGACAGACTGGCAACTTTGCAAAGAGATGGGTTACGCCTACGAATCAGTACAGCCACGCCGAAGCCAACTAACGACGCAAGGGCTGGTTACGGATACCGGAAGGCGGTCAAATTGCAGCCGCAGCGGCAAGTCGGTTGTGGTATGGGGCATAAATAGGCACAGAAATCAAAAATTAGGGGGTCTGGAAGCTCCAAATGGCAAAAAGGTGGCCGCGAGTACGGTTGAGGAAAAGAGCGACACAGCACCCCTTAAAATCGATTTGCTAAATGCGCATGAAAAATGGGTTCCGGGTGCGGTTAAAAACACTGATAATCTGGAATATTGGAAAAGCAAGGCTGATAAATATGCTCGGGCTTTAGGCATGATCTCGGTTTCGTATAGCCTGGACGAGGCAAAATCCATAGCAAAACAGGGGTTAAAATAATTTAAAAAAGTTGTTGACAATACCGATTAGGCATGGCATATTGGGGACATAGGGCAAACAGCCCGCCAACAACAGGAGATGAAAATGAAAACCATTACAGCAACACTAGCATTGATCCTTGGCCTCGCCATTGGTGGCTTCGCAGGCAACTACTACGGCAAAGCCCAAGTCCTTGAGCGCATGGTTATGCAAACAACCGATGCAATGGGTAACATCAATTGACACCCGCTCAATTCAAAACCATCCGCCACAAGCTAGGCCTCTCTATATCCCAAATGGCTAACGCTATAGGGGTAGAGGAGCGCACAATCAGGCGATACGAATTAGGCGACAGGGAAATCGGCAAGCCGGTGCAAATACTGCTTGAATATATTATTCGGCATGGTATAATCTCAAGTCATGGACATTCAGCTATTCATCCCCAAGACACTCGTAGAGTGGACAAATCCAACGACTGCGACGCGCTTATCGCTGGGCGCACTCACACAAGCAAAGTATAATTCTGTATATATTAACAACCTTTCATCCGGTTCAGTGCGTGTTAAATGGGGTGATGGAACTGTTGTTGCCACAAGCACAGATTTGCTGATTGGTTCTGGGCAATGCATGTCATTTGGCCTTGCATCAGATGAGGCAGCTCCCACTCACTTGTCAGTCCTTGGCGTGTCCACGCCTATTGGCATAATTCAGGCTGGCATTAGCCGGGGTGCTTAATGGCTGGCGGTAGGCCATCAATTTACACGCAAGAGCTAGGGGACAAGATTTGCAACCTTATCGCTCAGGGCAGTAATCTTCATAGGCTTGAGAAGCTAGATGACATGCCATGTGGCCATACATTTTTTAAATGGCTAAGGGAAAATCAAGAGTTTTCACAGAAGTACGCGCAAGCTGTCACCGAAAGAGCACACCATCGCTTTGATAAAATCGACGAAGTTATCGACGAAGCGCGTGCAGGTGCGGTTGATCCTCAAATTGCCAAGCTTCAAATTGATACGATGAAATGGCAAGTGGGCAAAGAGGACAGTAAGCGTTACGGCGATAGGCAGCAGATCGACCAGAATATCATTTTTTCACAAATGGGCGATGTTAAAGTGAACGGCGAGACATTGGATTTTGGCGATTAATGGATGTCACGCTTCCAGAGCTGCTTAACTGCCCGCCTAAGCTGCTGCCAGTCATCACGAAATTCAAGGATTACAATTATTTTCTGATTGAGGGTGGGCGGTCATCGGGCAAAACCGTATTTGCATCCCGTCTTTGCCTTTATCTTGCTGATAAGGGCATACGAAAGAATATTATTTGCGGCCGTGATGCGGCTGTTCGGCTTGATGAGTCATCTCACAAGGTTGTTAAAGAGGCGGTGGAAGAATTTAAATTGCCGTTTACGGTTCAAGAGAGTGTGATTAAACATAAGATTAATAATTCCGTTATTTCATTCCGTGGGTTTAACCAGATAGCTGGCCAGTCAAACGCCAGGGCGATTGCCGGAGTTGATTTAATTTGGCTGGATGAGGCACAGCAGATCGGCGCTGTGACCATGAAGGATTTGCAAAATACGCTTGTGCGTTTCCCTAAGTGCAAGGTTATCATTACGATGAACCGATATATGAGGGATGATCCGGCCTTTCAGCTTTACTATGGGCGGCCTGATACGCTTCACATACAGATAAATTACAATGAAAATCCCTTTAATGGTTCAAGGGTGTTTGAAGAGGCTGAGGCTTGCAGGCTGCGAAGTGAACGTGAGTATAACCATGACTGGCTAGGACAGCCGTTAGAGGCCGCCGATGATTATCTATTTAGCTACGACAAGCTTCATGCCGCGTTCGACATTGAGCCATTTGGTGAAGTGTACGGTCGCCAGCGCGTTGTTGCGGTTGACCTTGCTGCACAAGGGAACGACAGGTGTGTTGCTGTTGTTATGGACAGGGAAAGCAATCAGCATTGGCGCGTGAGTGAGCGCATTTCATGGGATGGCGACAACACCAACCACGTGCTGGGCAAGATTATTGAAATAGTTGGCAGGACAAGGCCAACCATTGCAACGGTTGATTGCGGCGGTATGGGCGGCCAGCAAATTCATAGCTTGTTAACCGACATGGGGTTGGATTTTAAACGCTTTGATGGCGCAAGCACGCAAGGCATTGATGCTGTTCACTTTGCCAATGCGCGGGCTGAGGGGTATCATCTGCTAAAGGACTGGATAGATGAGGGCAGGATTTGTCTGCACCGCAAGGATGCCGAGATTGTAAAACAACTGGAGAAGATCCGTTTTAAATATGCTCAGTCTGGTAAGCGTCTTATTCAACCAAAGCTAGACATGAAAAAAGAATTAGGATATAGTCCTGATGATGCGGATGCTTTAATGATGGCCGTCTGGGCTAGTGTTAAGTATCTAGGCAAATCAGCGCCGCTCTTGCAATCGCAGAGCGGACAAGTCAAGCGCATAAATCGGAGGCGATAATGGGTGGTTTTATTGGTGGGGCAAAGGCACCTGCGGTTCAAACAGCAGCGCCGCAAGATGTAGAGGCGGACAAGAAAAAGGCGAAAAAGTCTCGCCAAGCGTTGTTGGAAACAGAGGGCGGTATTCAGGGGCAAGAGCTAGCGCCTGATGATGTTGCCAAGCGTGAAACGCTTCTAGGTAACTAGATGAAAGACTACGATAATATTTATCAGCTCTACACGGCGCTTAAATCTGAACGTGAGCAAGCAAAGCCGTTGTGGGATGAGATTGCAAAATACGTTGGTATCTCGGTTGATGTTGATTATCAGTGGCATAAAAACCAGTCCAGTAAATCAGCACAGCTTGATTTGCGTGTCGATGATCCAAGCCCTGCGCTGGCGGTTAATCAGTTTGGGGATTATTTGCTGGGTATCATGTGGGGTACCGGTGACAAGGCTTTGTCATTAGTGCCTAGCCGTGAGGTGACTGATCTTGTTGATGCCAGTGTTGTTCAAGCTTGGTACGATTTTGCAACTGAGCAGCTGCTTCGACATATGAACCACGCTGATGCTGGGTTAAATAACGCGCTTCGGCCCTATGCTTATGACCAAGCCGCGTTTGGTACGAGTGGCATTGGCGTTTTTATTAATGACGATTTTAAAAACAATGTCGCAGAAAATGCATTGATATTTCGCAATTACGGCGTTGACAACATGTGCATTGATGAGGGTAAATCTGGCGCGGTTGATTATGTTTTTGTAACGTATCATTGGAAAACCAATCGGATTGTTGGCGAGTTTTGCACAAAGAATGGTGTGATTGACAAAGGTTTAGTCGGTACACTGCCAAAGGTTATTCAGGATGCATGGGGTAAAGGTGACTATAATCAGTCATTTCCTTTGGTCTTTGGTATGCTGCCGCGTACTGATTTTGATCCTAAGCTGAAAGGCAAGCGCGGGACTAAATTCCGTGGTGTTTGGTTTATGGATGGTGAAGGCAAGATATTTAAAGAAGAAGATTACAAGGAAAAGCCCATTGCGGTCTGCCGTCAGATTAAGGTTCGTGGTGAAGTTTATGGCCGTTCGTCTGGCACAATGATGATTTCATCCATTCGTATGGTAAATTATATCGTTGGTGATACGGTTGAGATATTGGAAAAGATGGCGCGGCCAGCCTTAGGTGTACTAAATAACGCTGTATTTGGTGATAGTGTGCTTGATACGTCGTCTAACGGCCTGACCGTGTTCAATCAACAATTAGCTTCTGGGCAGAATCCCGTGTTTCCCCTTATGGATGTGGGCGATCCTAGCGCATTAATCCAATATTTAATCCCATATTTAAATGAGAAAATAGCTACCGCATTTAAGATTGATACGCTTTTGGACTTTTCCACCGCCAAAGAGATGACTGCAACGGAGAGTTTGCAGCGTTATGCTATCCGTGGGAAGTCATTGGCTGGCATGTTGCAACAGCAAAAGAGTGAATTGTGGGCGCATACGACACGGCGCGCCACAAGCATGTTATTAGACTTAGGCGAGTTAGGTATTAATGCGCGGATGTTCCCGGACATTGCCCGTAACTTATCTGCTCGGGGCATGGGTGCGAGAATTATCCCGGATGAAGTATTGCAAATTATGGAATTTGGCAAGCCGTGGTATGAGGTGCGCTTTAACAATGAGATGGAAAAGCTGACGCGAACTGAATCTGTTCAGAATTTAACGCAGGTTTTGCAGGCCATTGGGGCAATTGGTTCTATGTATCCGCAAATCATCGAGGCTGTGGATTGGTATAAGCTTCTAGAGGATATTAACGATAACTTGGATGCAAATAACCAGATACTGATTGGTGCCAAAGCATTTAAAGAGAAGCTGATGGCTGCCGCACAACAGCAACAGGCCATGCTTGCTGCTCAGGCTGGCATGATGGCGGCTGATGCTGGAAGCAAGGCGGCTCAGGCTAATAAGAATAACGCGGAGGCTGCGCGTGTCTGATACGGTATCGGCTTTATTAAAAGCAAAGGAAATGGCTGATGATAACAAGAGAAAGGCGGAAGCGTTTACTGAAGAATATCGCTCTGCTATCAATAATGTGGTTAGTAGCCCTGATGGCCAGTTGGTATTTAAGCAGTTAATGATTTTCTGTGAGGCGCTGAGGGTTGAAAAATCATTAGATGCCGCCAAGATATTGACTCACAATGCAAAACGTGATGTTTATATGACAGCTATCAGGGAATACCTGAATAGGGAAAACAAAATCCTGCTGGAGGGATAATGGAAAACACGGAAACGGCTGATGCCCCCGTAGAAGAAGTAGTTACAGATGTTGCCACTGAAGTTATTGAGCAACCAACCGCGGAATTTAATATTCCTGACGCTTACAAAGACAAGCCGTGGGTGCAAAAGATTAAGGGTCAAGATGACCTGTGGAAGCAGTTAGATCATACGCAATCTTTAATCGGCAAAAAGCACGTTGTGCCTGACTTTGACAAGGCAACGCCCGAAGAATTAGAGGCTTTCTTTTCCAATGTCCGGCCTAGCGATAAGGACAAATATGCTGAAACGCTAGATTTTGGCGAGATAGACGACGATTCAAGGGGGTTTTTTACTGACCTTTTGCACAAAAGCGCAGTGCCGCCTAAGCTGGCGAATGAGATGATTAAGGCCTATCATGAGCGCATTGAGGCACAAAAAGCTGGATTGTATGACACTGATAATTTTATGGGTGTGCTAGAGCGTAGCTTCGGGCAAGGCTATAAAGAAAAAGCTGGACACCTTGCAAAATCCATCAAGGGCACGCTGAGTGCCGACGATCAGGCGCTGCTTGAGCAGATGCCCAATGAGTTTGTTGGGCTTGTATATCGTTTGACTGATAGCTATGTCCAACAGTATGGGGCAAAAGAGGGTGAGTCTGCCGCTGGAAAGGCGAGCACTGTAAACACTGACTATGATGCGCAGTGGAAAGCTAAGTTTCAAGAGATACAAGACATTGACAAACGGCCGCACACGGCTGAACAGAAATCCAAATTGGTTAATGAGTTGGCTGAAATTAACATGAAAAGAGGCACAAAATGAGAGCATTAAAAGTTACCTTGTCTGGTTCCTACCGCGATGGCCGCAAGGATGTCCATGATTACGTTGTTGATGGTGTTGTACCTTACAACGATTCAGACGTGGTCGAGATGCACTTGCAAAACCGTTTTGCGGTCAAATGGATTAAGGAAAGCGGCAAGTATCCTAATTCTGTCCGTCAGTTGCGCACCACTTATGTGGATGACATGGACGAAATTGATGCCGAGTTTAGTTTTATGGGCAAAGATATTCGATCTATGTCCTTTGATGAATTGCAGGATTTAAGCGTAGCTAAAGATTTGCGGTCTGTTCCTGCCGAAAAGGGTGACTTGCGCGAGGCACGGACACGGGCTTATGCTGAGTATGCCGAGAAGGTATTGGGGCGTTCCGTTCAATGGCG